TTACCTTACCACTCTGCAACGCGATCTTCTCAAGTTCCTGCTTGTGGTTTGCGTTATGGAAAGGGCTAGCCTTCGGTGGCATGGTTTCAACGGTTCGGCCCTTCTCTTCGCGACCGACACGAATATGCTCAATCTCAGGAATCTCGCCAAATCGCTCAAGCAAGGTTGTGTGAGAAATGATATCGCGGTCAGCAAGCTGAATAAGTAGCTGTTTCTGAGCCTCGTCATCTGATAGCGTCATTGTGTCAAAATGGATGTGTGGGCGGTATCGGAAGCCCATAGCCTGACGAACAATCTCTAGTTCCTTTTCCCAGAACTGAACTAGAATATCGCGACCGTACTGTAGTCGCTCAACGAGGGTCTTCAATGAGATAAAGTTGTTTGTAAACCCGCCACCGCTTGAAGCCATACCTGTTAGAGTTGGTGGTACACCAAGACCGGCGTAAATACTGTTTAGTACTGCGGTATATTTCTCTGAACCAAGGAACTTGTAAACGTCGCTGCTAGACTCAGAAAAGCTTAATTCTGGCCCCCAAACAAGCTCCATCGTGCCGCCACCCACGTTGCTAGCGAGGATATCACGAAGTTTGTTAATAGCAGCCTTATTAGGTAAAATCTTGTGGTCTAGGTTACCAAGAGTCCATAGACGAATATTGGAAATAGCACCGTCGAGGGCTGACATATCAGCAAGACGCATCTTCTCTAACATGATAACATCGTCAAGAATTGCGTAGATCATGGGGTTTGCCCACTGTCGCCAATCGTCCTTCTTATAGTGGAAAACGCGAACCCTGTCTGCTTCCAGCGGAATTGACCGTGATCCGTTTTGAATTTGCTGCTTGACCGCTGGGGGTAATGCGTTGATTACATCGGTTGGCAACTCTCCGTTTTCAAACTTATCGAAAAATTTGTTGGTTGAGATTTCGTATCTAGGCTTACCAAGGAACAACCCAAGCTCTCCATCCTTTAGCGTGACAGTGAGAGGATTGAAGAAAGTGTAACGCCAAGGTATTTGTTTTTCAGTGAGGTTCGGGACATCTACCTTGATATCCTTTGCTACTGATTTCATATACGTTTCAAGCTGTGGTGTAACATCTGCGTAGCTACGATACGTGATAACATTTCCTGCTTTGTATAAGTTGTTAAGGAAACGCTCGGATCGCTCCTTGCCATTTACGCTCTTAAACCATTGTTGGAAAAACTTCTCTACGCTCTTGTTGGGGTGTACTACTTCGATGCCCTGACTACCAAAATCTCCCATCAAGTCAATGATGTTCCTGATAATACCTACTTTATCGTAGGCACTTAGGCACATGCTGATGGATCTCCTATAGTCTCCATTGGGGTTCTCTTGTGGACGAAATGCGTAATAATCTTCTCGACCGTATTCTGGCCTGACAGAGATATTTGGCTGCACATTAATAAACGTCTGCTGATATCCAGCGGTTGACTTCTTTACCCCCGTGAATGCCTCTACTCCGTCTGAGTATCGTGACATAGCACTGCTTTTGCTTTCCTGATTAGAATCGTCCCAAGTATAGAATTCTTCGCTCATTTCGTCATCACCTATCAATTAGAATGCATTTGGATTGTTTTCCTATTGATTAATACACATCTTTCATGTGTTCGCTAAACCAAGAGGGGCCAGAGTATAAATTCTTGTCTTTTGCGGCCTCTTTAAAGCCGCCAGTAGCAAAACCACCATAAAACTGTACTGTCGCAGCTTCCGGTGTTCTCTGTAATGTTCTAGCCGCCATGTTCGCCATTAACAACGCAGAATATCTGTCTTTTCGCATTTTTGACTTTTTGCCTGTACCAACGACTACTTCTGGCGTATCCCATCGGTCTCTACCAGCCGTAGTCTGTGTCATCTGTATCATGGATAGTTCGTCTTTTAGTTCTTCGATCTCCATAACACAGTCTTCCAAAGTATCTATAATACGTCCCTTCATGCTGTCTTGCTCTGATGACAGTCCTAATGAAATGGCGTCAAACTGAGGAAATAGCAAGGCTTTATCCTCAAAGTCTTTACGCATACCGTGATTTGCCTCTGCTAGCCAATCTGCCTTGGCAAACTGACATAATTCCAGAATATGTAAACCCGGATTTCCGTCTGTATCTTTTTCCTTGTCTGGGTCAATTATTTCCCAGAGTGGAACTTCGCCCTCTTGTAGCTTGTCCTCGTCATGGAGAGATTCCGTTACTGCAATACCACCACCCTGTTTGTCGATTGCGATGTGGATGCAGGGGAATAACTTCATTAGGTCTCGGATTTTTCTGCCACAATATGCGTAGAAATCGCTTTCAGACGCTAGACCTCTTTTAACGCGGTCTTTATGTTCAGATCGTGTAGTTGTCCAACAGTGTACAATCTTGCGATGGGTGGGAGCTACCTCTAGTACTACAATACTAAAGTTATCCACCTCAGAGGCAGGGTCAATGCCAAAGATATACTTCTTATCTGGATCGCCCATTAATTTTGCCTCAAAAACCACCTCATTGCCCTGAGAATCCTTGATTGGATTCGTATCACTAGTGACACACGATTCAATTAAAGACCGCTTAAAGAAGCCCTGAGAGTCTCTGGTGAAGCAAGCACCATACTCCATCTGATAAATACCGGCATGAACAGTCGCTTTAGATCTTGCTACCTGATCAGCGTCCATAAAGCCCTTTGGTAGTAACTCATATGGAATCCTAATAATAGAGTATTGAGTCCAATCAAACTCCTCTGGTGGATCTTCTCCAAAGATATCTCTCAGTCTACGTGGATCGCCCTGACTATTGATAAACTGCTTCCATTTTTTCCAATACGAAGCGAAGTGATTGAAATCATAATACGCCGTTCCAGATAGAACAATTTGGTTGTCCTTTTTGCTCTGATCCTTTCCGGCATTCTCCTCAATCTCTATACCAAGTTCTTTAGCCTTCGCTCTGGCGGCTGCACGTTTTACATTCTCAATAGGGTCTGAGCTAACAGCGGCGAAACCGGCAACAACGTTCTCAAAGATATCTCGTGGAATAGACGCAAATTCGTCGGCAATAATATCATTGGCACGTTGACCTCGGATTTTCTGACCGTCGCCAAGAGGTAGACAGGTTACAGTACTCTCGTTAAGCCGTAAAACACATCTGTCCGTATCTCGTCGTGGGCCACTATCGGCATCACAAATATCTCGCAACATAGGAGAATTACGCCAAATGGTCTCCATGTACTCAAACAGAACTTTAGACTGTCTAAACGCTGCACCAACGACTACCACTTTTCGTCGTGGCAAAAGCAAGGCACGTAGTATAGCATAGAGAGATAAGCTAAATGACTTACCAAAGCCTCGACTCGCTATCAACATGGGGAATTTACGTGTCCAGATCTCCTGCAAGATCAAAGCCTGAGATGGTAGGATATTGATGTTTAGCAAATGCTTCGTAATAAAGGACAGATATTCCGGCCTCGTCATAAGATATGATAATCGTAGGTGAAAATCATCATCGTCTGTATGCAACAGAGCCATTGGATTAAAGAAATCTGCTTGTATATTGTCTAAGCCAAGCCAAGCTTCGTCTATCGATCTTAGGTTGTCCTTGTTCTTTTTTACCATGATTTAATAACCCTATCTGCAAATCCGTAGTGAACGGCTTCTTCAGCGTCGATATACCAATCGCCAGACTTCATTTTGCGAAATAAGTATGTCTTAACCTTTTCTGGGTCTGGCTTTGGGCCGTACTTCTCCTTGAAGTATTTACCTTTTACGCATCGTGCAGCGTAGATGTCTAGCATGATATCGCAAATACGTTTTTCGTACTTAATCCAGTTCTGAACGTCGAGATATCCACCGCCAGCACCAGATGATCCAAAGTGCGACATAAAGTATGCATTTGGTGTCATTAGTCGAACGTCTGCGGCTTGTAGTATGATACTACTCATGGACTCTGCCTGTGCATAGACGATAATCTTCGTTTTTGCTTTGCATAGCTTAATTGCGTCGAAAATAGCCATACCGTCTGACCATTCACCGCCAATACTGTGCATATGAATCGTAATCTCTTTTTCTTTGTTGTGATTGTCTAAAGCTCTTAGGTTCTTAATAAAGTTGACAGATTGTCGATATTCAACTCCGGGGTTTGTATCGTCGTTAGTATAGTAATTGTGTAGAAAAATCTCCCTCGTATTAAGTGTTGCACCATACGTGTGGAAATCATTTAGCTGATCACTCATCGGAAGACTCCTCTGGTTTTCCATAATGTTCATTAATACGCTTGAATACACTGCTAACAAATAGGAAGGCATTATACTTGTCTCCGCAAAAAACTACATGAACTCCGTGATGTAGTTGAAATTCGATCAAACACTTAATCATGTAACGACCAGTAATCTTAACTGACGCCTTATTCTTAATTGGTATACGTGTAGACTTTGGGAACTTCATCAGTTCTTCCGCTGTAAATTCGCATACGATAAACTTGTGAGGAAAGGCTTCCATTCGCTCGATCTCTCGTAAGAAACGATCTTTGCCCTGACCTAAGTTTAGGGCTAGCTCTTCGACACATCCCTTCCGCTCAATGCAGATTTTGTCTTCCAAGCCT